CTCTATAACTACTTTGTTAACTTTGTTATCCTTGGCTATAGAGACGAGACGTTTTAGTGTTACCTCGTCATAACCACCACGGATACCACCAGCATCGGGTACAAACAGTTGACCGTTAAGCATCTTGACCACTGCGTACCCGGTTTCATCCTTACCACGACCAGACGGGTCAATGGATAGTACAGAACCTGTATAGGGTACGTTACCCCCGACCGTCTTAGCTGGACGTTTATACCGATCCCCACTGAGTCCTACATTAGGTAGAGTTCTATCTGCTTGATCTGGATCAGACGACCACAGGACTTTCTCAGGAGCTGTATCCACGTCTACGTCCATGATGATCAGATCATTAATCTTCAGAGGGTATCTATCAGCATCGGATAGCTTAGGATTCAACATGAACTGTAGAGCGTACCCGGTACGACCGTACGACATCTTACGTTCTTCTAAGTCTATATCAGTAAACCGTAAAGGTTCTGTAGTGGTACTTACTGTTGTTTCGTCTATATTATCCGCTATAAGGGGTGCTAGATCGCCTCCGTAGTTTGATATGACTTCTGACTCATCCGGATACTCCGAAGGCCATATACGGGCGTTGTAGCCTCTTTCTCGTAGTTTGTTATAGATACTATCTTCACACTGAGGAGTACCAAGGAATAACACACGGGACGAATCGAGTGGTTTAAGGATCGCTTCAAACTCTTTTACTTGTTCATCTAGTTTATCCCGCATACCTTGTGTAGCGGAGTTGTTAGGGACTTCCACGTCATCCGCTACGATTATATCAGCACGACTACCTGTTAACTGAGACGATATACCAAGGGACTTAACGGAGGGGGCGTGAGAGGCGGGAGCAGGGCCTACATCAAAAGCTATCTTACTGAACCGTTGGTGCTCTGTTGGTTTCAGTTGTTTAAGGATGGGTATATCGTGTATGATCTTTAACGTAAACGTAGAGAAGTCATCAGCACGATTCTTAGAAGCGGATACAACGAGTACGTTTTTTGTTGGGTCTAGCAGCAGCTGATGTACTACATACGCACTACAAATCCAGCTTTTACCAACACCACGAAACGCCATGATGGTTGACCGCTTAGGGCCGTGCTGCATATAGTCAGCAATATCGTACTGTAATTCTGTCGGGTCTGGTAGGTTAAGATGTTTCCATACTAAGTACAGAAAGTTTCTAAAGTCCCGCAGAGGCGGTGGTATCTCTTGGTGTTTCTTCTTCACTGAAAGGTAGGGTTTTAAAATCGTTAGCTAAACTATCCATAGGAGTACCACTACGGCTGTCAACGGTTATGTTGTTATCTTTCAACCACTTACCCACGGTATTCATTAAGGCTGGGTTGTACTCCTCCATAGCTTTCATATACCCGACTGCACCCTTACACAGGTCAGTATAGCTGTCTGCTAGTTTAGCTCCTTCTACGTGATCTTTCATGTTACAATCGTTACGTCGTTAATTCTACCACCAACATTATCAAATGCTACATCGAGATACAAGTCGCTTCCGTTAGTGGTAGTTGAGCTTGTTAAAAACGTTACGTAGTCCTGCCCCGCTTCTTCCACTACTTCAAATCGCACCCCGCGAGTCCCTTGACCATGATACCCATGAGCATTACCATCTAAGTCTCTTAAATAAAATGCTTGGTCGGATGCTCTAATAGTATAAACCTCGTACAACTCGCCTATAGTAAGAGTTCCTGTTCCGTCTAATGAAATTACAAGCGGTCTTGATGGAGAGGGATAGCTGTAGTTACTGCCTGAAGCTGTTTCAAAAACGAAATTTGGATTTTGACTATAAACTGTTTGTCTCTTTTGAAAGTGTACTTGATTACTAGATGCGTAGTGCCTGACCCTGAACCAATCACCCTGTGCGTATGTGGTTATATTATCTTGATACGGGTTCATATTATCTATGTTACCTGTAGCATTGAAATCCAAACCAAACGGACTAACTGTTGAATAGTCAGCATCAGCGTATACTAATCCTACCCGTAGTGCTTTATTGTTCTGAGCTAATTGAAACTGAAAGTATCCGTCAGCGTTACCGGGTATATAATTAACACTAAAACCTCCTGAGTTATAACCACCACTACCGCTTATTTTTTCAAGACCGCCTCCAGCATACACTTGCACTGTGCCTCCACTTATTGCTCCTTGAAAGACAGAAACGGAAGAAACCCCTCGCAATCCGTGCAAAGTATCTAATTTAACACCTGAAATTGCAACCGTTGTTGTGTAGCTCGCATATCCAACACTTGGGTCAATATTGATATTCACAGACAACACAACCCCATCACTTGCACGAATAGGTTTAAATCTAACATTACCTGTATTAGAGTCTACTCTTGTTGCTTTAAAAAGAAATTCTGTCCCACTCGGTATTGTTTGTGCAAAGTTTTGTGTAATAGCAACTGCACCACCCGTTCCGTCAACAATACCACTAGCTAATTTTGTTTGATCTAAAGTACCATTCGTAACAGTCCAATTCGTAGGAGCGTTATTTGTTACGCTACTAAAGTCTCCGTTAGTAACTTTCTCACCACTTAGGTTTATCTCCGTAAGATTTGTCCAGCTGACGGCATTACTAATACCACTGATACCTAAAGTCTCTAATGAAGATACACGGGTAGCTAGATTACCAAGACTTACACGAACATTTCCTAAGCTTACCTTTGTCGCTAGAGCTGATGAATCAGAACTACCATTTCCGTTACCCGCTGCTAATGTTCTTTGTTGAAAGAGTAAAGGATTAGGACGGGGTCTAGCTCTGCGGAAAGGTTTAGCCATCCGTCAGCACTTCCACCTTCTTAACGCTAACGCTTTACGGGTAGGACGACCTTTGCTGTCTTTCATCGGGCCTTTGTTACCGCTCATACGAGCACAGAAAGAACGCTTACGAGGGCCACCACCGGGTTGAGGTCTTTTAAGTTTGGAACCAGTAAGTTTATTTATCCGTTTCCTACCTGACTCACTAAGTCCACCTTTAGCGGATTTATCAGAAGCTCTTAAAGATATAGAGGCAGACCTCATTACTTATCTTTCTTAATCATCAAACCCTTACGACGTTTCATCTTTTGTTTCTTAGGTGGACGACCAACTTGTGATCCATAAGTTCCAGTTCCGTACGGCATAATTATTTCCCTTTCTTCTTAGGAAACCCACGCTTCATGTTAGCGTAGGCTTTAGGTGTAATCGTTGATTTCTTTTTACTACGGCTGATGCCTAGTTTACGTCTTCTGTTCATGTTTGCGTATAATCCTTGTTTCATCGTTTCATTAACATCTCCATCATGCGGTCTAGTTTATGGCTGATCTCTTTAACACTACTCTCAAGACCCGTCATACGATTCTCAACAGCAGTATCCCGTTCACGTTGTGCAGCTAGTTCTACTTCAATCTTGGTTAAACGTTTCTCGTCATTCTCCAATCGATCTGTAAGTTTTTTAATCATCCACCCGATAACACCAAGAACGATGGCAAGGGCAGAGTCGAGGAAGTGTGAGACGGATTCAGTCATCGTGTTACATTGCTGCGATTATAAACGCTAGTAGTTGTTCGTAACGTACTGACATCTTTGTATATTCCGTATAAGTCGCATCGTTTGGATTGTCATTTTTAATTATCCACTCACCATCTTCATCTTGTTTAGACCACCAAGTGTCTTCACCTATGATAGCGTAACGATAAGCATCTAATCCTTCAGCTTCAAAAGCAGCCTTTACATCTTGTGCTATAACACCAATGTGAATGCGAGCGTCGTCACCTTTCTTTGCAACAGCGTCTTTAAGTCTAAACTTTTTCATTAGACCCTTTAAAGCTGTAGCAACTCTTAATTCAGCTTCACTTAAATCCTCTATGTCTTGTTTTAAGTTACGATCAGAACCGGTCCAAGCACCTCCGTTGATATAACCATTATCCCAAGTATTAGCACTACTACCTAAATCTACATTTGAATTAGGATTACTGTACATACTACCTGTCGGTTGAACAGATGCTTGAGAAGCAGAAGAACAAGCTACAGTTATACCAGCATTAGCACTTAAACTTCCGTCCACAATACTCAAAGTGGCTCGTTCACCGCTTTCCTGATACTGAACAGCAGCAACATTAGAACCTTGTATAATTCGCATCCTGCCTCCGAGACCCGTCGCACTTTCGTTTTCAAGATTTAAATCAGCATAAGCAGAAGCTTCAGTTCCTAAAACATTTAAAGTTCCATCAGCAGCCAATGTCATCAATGTGCCCTGAGTCCCTCCACCGCTAACATTAGTAAATTGAAAAGCACCATTAGAATCTACAAAGATGTCTCTGACCTCGTCTGTAGTGGCGTCATAAGTTAATCGTAATCCCGGCCCTTCTGCTGCTCTCGTTATGGCTATATTACTCGTCGATGATAAACCATCTACTGCGTACGCCTGAGTCTCGTCAAGTTGATCTGCCCCTACCCCGTCATTAGCAATACTCAGCGTACCACTTGATGTAATTGGCCCACCTGTCAAACCCGTACCGCTGTCTACTGACGTGACTGTACCACCTGATCCAGCTCCTGATAACTCGCTGTGTTTAGCTAAACGTTCACCACCTGCTGTACTACCGTCATGTACTCTAAGGGTGTCGTTAGTTGTATCTACTGTTACTTCACCTTCAGCACCTACGAAGCCTCCGCTAGTCGTGTCGTGTTCGGCTTCTGTTCCTCTTCTTAATTTTACTTCTATGTTTGCCATGATTATAAGTGGTTATGTGATTGATCCAAAGTCTAATGTTGTTGATAATTTGTCAGAGTCTACTGATCCGTTTGTAAGTCCTACCTTAGCCGTGTTAGCAGCTACAGCAGTGTTGTTAGATACTTCCGTGTCAAAGTCAGAGATAGTACTGGCAGTCTGTGTACCTGTGTGGTTAGCTCTGTTCTTTAAATTAGCATCACTATCGTTAGCAGTGGCACCGTCAGCTACGTTTAACAAAGCCTGAGTCTGTGCTACACTTAACTCTAATATATCCGAAGAACTACCTGTATTGTTACCAAGTATCGTATTGGCTGGTATCTCTTCTATCTTAGCGAAGGTAACGGAGTCATCAGCTATCGATGCTAACGATCCAACAGGAGTACCACCAGCAGTAGAACCATCGTGTACGAACAAGTCCTTGGTATCAGTTGTATATACTAGCTCTCCCTCTGCTCCTACAAAGGTAGCGTTTTCGGATGCAAGTCCTTGTCTGATTTGTACTTGAATACTCATTTATGCAATTCCTCCGTAGCTGTAAGATGCGGTTACTGGATCACCCACTATACTACCGTAATCATAATCAGTAGGTATTTCTACTTGTGTTTTAAAACCTCTTTCTACGATTATAACTTCAGTAAGATTAGCGGGTGGTGTTGTAAATCGTAACGTAGACGCTCCTCCTATAAGAGTATAATCTTCGGGGTCTACAACCGAACCATCAATGGTTACTAAATAAGCGGTGGAAGTAAGACTGTTTGTTTGAAACGTTAAAGAAAAATCAGTGCTCGTCCCGTCCCCAGTAAATTTATTAAAATCAGGAGCTGATCCCGTACCCGATACTGCGGAAGATACGCTACTATCTACATAAGTTTTGTTAGCTGCGTCAGTGGTGTCCGTAGGTGTACCTAATCCAGTAATCTGATTACCACCCATTGCTAAAGCACCCGTCATCGAGTCCCCTGCTTTATCTACCTTTAGTGCGTCTTGTGTATCTACGTAGTTCTTAGTGGTTGCGTCTTGTGGGTCTACTGGGTCGGCTAAGTCTACAAGCCTGTTGTTTTTAGCTGTAAAATTATTACTGCCCTCTTTCTTCTGCAACGACGCATCGTTTAGTTCACTGATCTCTTCGTTCAGATAACGATTGTGCAGATACGCTCTGTCTAGTTCTGACTCCGTTAAGACTGATCCGTTCTCAAAGTCTACAAGGTCTGTACCGGGTTGACTCTTACGACGTACTCTAACAACCTGTCCGGCAGTCGCTCCGCTGTTAAGTACAACCTTCTTAGTAGGAGATGTAACTACGCTGAAGAGACTGGAGGATATAGGAGAACCGTCTATCTCAACCGTTACGTGTTCTTCTTCTAAATATTCAAAGGTAAAAGCAAAGTCAGTCTGTGCTGCTGTTGCTGTATAATCTACGTACGTGGTTGGCATGATATTATATTATTACTTATTGAGCGAGGAGTTCAAGCACATCTTCACGTTGCATACCAGTTCTAAAACCTGCTTTAGCTCTAGTGAGTGCTGCGAACTGTCTATCTAACTCAGGATATTCACGCAACATCTGTCTTTTAGCCTCTTTTCTGTAGCGTGTGAGAATGCTGTTTATTTGTTGAATGCGAGGACTAGGCAGACCCGGTTCAGATTCAGGAGACAAACGTTGATATGATTTAGATTTAATTAATTTATTAAGTGACTGTCTAACATTTAAACCTCTCATCTTCACTGTTTTAAGTAACTCTAGTTGTCTATCGTATGCTGATTGTCCTTTGTCGTTTTCGTATTCTAACAAGTCAATCTGACCGCCCAAGCTAGGTGGAGGGTTTCTAAACGCATGGTTCAAACTTGCCATTTCATTTAGAATTGGGTCGTCTTTCTTGGTAGACATCTGAATAGGATTAATAAAGCCTGTACCCATCCATTGTTCCGCTTTGTATTCCTCTCCTAGTATATTACGTTTAGTATCCAATGACCCACGAAGACCAAGCTTACGCTTAATAACATCTGCTACACTTCTCGCTTCTTTAATGGATTGAGTGTCGTAGTCGGCCATTTGAGAGATAAGATTAGGCACTAAAGAACCTGCGTAGTTTCTATGTAGTTTCTCAATATATCTATCAGGATCACCCAGAGCGTCTGCCCACATTTGAATACCTGCTAAATATGATTTATTTGTAGCATTACGAGTAAGAGCTAACATCATAGAAGTCATACCGTGCTCAAGTAAGGACTCATCAAACGCTTTCTCCTCTTTTACGCCAGTCTCCACTAGATCGGCAACTATTCCTAAAGGAGTGGCTAATGGGTCTAAACGTTGGTAGCTGTAGTATGTATCACCAATCTTTATACTGTATGGTCGCCACCCTGTAGCCATTAA